CTGAGATTGAAGCAGATGACGTCATTTCCTATGTTTGCTCTCTTGGGCACTTTGATGATTGGCAAAAAATTATTGTGTCAAATGACAAAGATTTTATGCAATTATGTGATGAAAAGACCGTCCTGTGGCGTCCTGTAAAGGATGAGATTCTAAACTCAAGACGCATTGTAGAACAGACAGGGGTGCACCCCACAAACATGGCGCTTGCTCGCGCGGTTATCGGAGATGCATCAGATAATCTTCCTGGTGTTAAAGGCGCCGGCTTTAAAACTATTGCGAAACGTATTGGCTTTTTGTCTGAGGATAAAACTTATACGATTGACGACATTGTTGATCATTGCATTGAAAAATCTGAGGGTAGTAAGCTCAAGTTTTTTACTAACGTAATTGAGGCAAAAAACGTTATTGAGCACAACTACAGAATGATGCAGCTTTATGCACCACAAATGTCAATTCAAGCAAAACAACATGTCAAGGAATCTGTTGAAAATTTTGAGTGTGAATTCAATAAAACTGAGATTCTAAAGATGATGCGTGAGGATGGATTTGGTGAGTTAAATTGGGAAGAACTAAAGGCTCACTTAAACAAGATTTCCATCGACTGTCTTGACGCCGCAACAGAATTATTCTAATTTTGTGATTGACTTTAAGACAAAATACGTTATACTTATAAACACCAAGCGAGGGCACACATGAAAGCAGAAAAAGTAAATTTTGGAAGGTACGGAAAAGCCTTCCAAGAGGGACTTGTTCAGCTTATCTTTCAAGATCGACCATTCGCAGATCAGATCACCGAAGTGCTCGACGCTAACTTTATTGAGTTAGAATATCTGCGTGTTTTTCTACAAAAGATGCTGCAATTCCGACACCGTTATAGTAAACATCCATCAGTAGATGCTATGCTTACAATCATCAAAACAGAACTTGATGAAGAAGACGAAGTAATTCAAGAAAAGGTTCAGGATTATTTCAATCGCATGCACAAGCGAGAACTTACTGATATTGACTATATTAAAGAAGTATCTCTAGACTTTTGCCGTAAACAAAACTTGAAAGAAGCGATGATGACTTCTGTAGGACTACTGCAGAATTGTTCTTTTGATGAGATCTCAAAGGTAATCAATGACGCACTTAAGCTTGGCTCTGAGAATAATTTTGGTTATGATTATATGGCTGACTTTGAAGAACGATTTATGCCAAAGTTTCGAAATACAATTACAACTGGCTGGAGTGATATTGATGGCATTACAGGCGGTGGCTTAGGAAAAAGCGAATTAGGCGTAGTCATTGCTCCAACAGGTGCTGGCAAGTCAATGGTTTTGGTACACCTTGGTTCCCAAGCTTTAAAAGAAGGCAAAACTGTAGTACACTATACTTTAGAACTACAAGACACTGTTATTGCTACAAGGTACGATAGCTGTATTACAGGCTATCCGTTGTCAGACATTATTAATTTTAAAGAGGAAGTTTATGAAGAAATTAAAGATATTGAAGGATCGCTTATTGTTAAAGAGTATCCGACTAAATCTGCCTCCACAAATACAATCCGAGCACATCTTTCTCGCCTTGTTAAGCGCGGCATTAATCCTGGAGTGGTTATTGTAGACTATGCAGATCTATTAAAGCCTGTTCAGACAAGAAAAGAAAAAAGAGAAGAACTTGGTTCTATATATGAAGAGTTGCGAGCTTTATCTACCGAGTTCCAGTGCCCGGTGTGGACTGCCTCGCAGACTAATAGATCTGGATTGAGTGCTGAAGTGATCACTATGGAACAAATTTCTGAGGCATTCAATAAATGTTTTGTTGCTGATTTTATTTTCTCTGTATCAAGAACGATTGAAGACAAACAAAATAATCAAGGCAAAATATTTATTGCAAAAAACAGAAACGGACCTGATGGCATGATATATAATATCTTTATGGACACATCAAATGTAAACATCAAAGTTTTGCCTAAAATTCAAAACCAGCAAACAACAAACACTAACAATTCTGTTGTCACAGCCCCAGTGGCCTTAACCGCCAAGCAACAGCAAGATTATTTAAAGGCGAAGTATACTAAATTGAAAAGGAAATAAATTACAATGAGAACAATCGAAAATATCCGCAGGTTCAGATTATCTGACACATTTGTCGACCCTTATAAGGACGCTGAAGTCCCATGGGGTCCGCTTGGCTATATTACATTTAAGAGAACATACGCCCGCCGTCTAAGTGAATTTGATCCCGAGGCTACCGGGACAGAAGAATGGTGGCAAACCTGTCGTCGTGTTGTTGAAGGCATGTTTAATATGCAAAAACAGCATGTTTTCCAGCTTGGATTAGATTGGAATGATACCAAGGCACAAAAAACTGCAAAAGATGCGTATGATCGCTTGTTTAATCTTAAGTGGACACCTCCGGGTCGAGGCTTGTGGATGATGGGTACTAAGTTTATCGAGGAGCGTACTGCTGCTGGGTTGTTTAATTGCGCTTTCCGTTCCACAAAAGATTTATCTGCTAAAGGCGGCTACCTTTTTGCGTGGATGATGGATGCCCTTATGGTTGGCATTGGTGTGGGTTTTGACACCGAGGGTGCTGGGGCTATCACAATTTGTGAGCCGCAGTATACTAACGATACTTTAATCATCGACGACTCACGCGAAGGATGGGTCGATTCTGTGCACACGCTTCTTGATGGTTTCTTCTTCGGCGGTAAGGTGCCAAAGTTTGACTATTCTGCAATTAGACCAGAAGGCGCACTTATTAACGGCTTTGGCGGCACGTCATCTGGTGCCGGTCCACTAATTGAACTCCACAAGAACCTTACCGAGCTTTATTCTAAAAAGATAGGCGAGCCTATTTCATCGGTTGATATTGTAGACACTGAAAACTTAATTGGTCGCTGTGTTGTGTCTGGCAATGTTCGTCGTTCTGCTGCTCTTGCTATGGGTCGTCATGACGATATCCACTACCTTGAGATGAAAAATGATTCTGAGAAACTTCACCATCACAGATGGGGATCAAACAATTCATTCAACGCTGTAGTTGGCATGGACTATACATGGCATGCTGAGCAGTCTCAAAAGAATGGAGAGCCTGGTTATATCTGGCTCGAAAATGCACGCACTCGCGGACGTTTTAAAGACGGCGAAAGGCTTGACGATCTTAACGTCGCAGGCTTTAACCCTTGCGTAGAACAACAGCTTGAAGATGCGGAACTTTGTTGTCTTGTTGAAACGTTTCCAGCGAAACACGAGGACATGGATGACTATCTTAAGACTTTGAAGATTGCATATCTTTATGGAAAAACCATCACATTGTCCAACACACATTGGCCAGAAACAAATGCGAAGATGCTCAAGAACCGTCGCATTGGACTTTCACAGTCCGGTGTTGTACAGGCATTTAATAAGCATGGTCGCAGAGAGATGTACAATTGGTGCGATCAAGCCTATGAATACGTTCAGACTCTTGATCAGCATTATTCTAATTGGCTCTGTATCCCAAAGTCTATTCGTACAACATCAATCAAGCCATCAGGAACAGTTTCATTGTTAAATGGCTCGACTCCTGGCATTCACTTTCCAGAAGATGAATACTACATTCGTCGTATTCGCTTTTCATCTGACTCACCACTGCTTGTTCCGCTTTCAGAAGCTGGATACAAAATTGAAAAAGATGTCTATTCTCCAAATACAATGTGTGTAGAGTTTCCAATTCATGAGCCATATTTTGTTAAAGGCAAGAGAGATGTTAGCATGTGGGAGCAACTTGAGATTGCGGCACAATATCAAAACTATTGGGCTGATAACTCCGTATCCATAACAGTAACATTCAAACCAGAGGAGGCAGAAAACATTAAGGATGCCTTAGAGATGTATGAGTCTCGCCTCAAGGCTGTATCTTTCTTAAAATATGAAGAGACTGGTTATAAACAAGCACCATATGAGCCGATTACAAAACAAAAATACAATAAACTAATTAAGGATATCAAGCCTATTACCCGCATTGACACAGAGACAGGCGGCGCAGGCTCAAAATTCTGTACAAACGACACTTGCACAATTTAGGAGGAGCAATGAATTTCAGACCTTTAAACAGATATATCGAAATTGAATTAGAACCAGTGGAGGCACCACAGACAGAAAGCGGTATCTTATTGCCGTCAGATTTTAAAGTCAACGAAGCGAGACATGCGTGTGTTAAAGTAAAATCTTGGGACGTTGATGTAAGATTTGCTAATTCTTTAAACGAAAACAGCTATTTAATAGTAGACAAGTCTATGGTCGAGGACGTTACAGTCAATGGCAAAACAATCAATTTGGTGCTGGATAATTACGTTCTTGGACTATTTACTTGATACAAAACAAGCCACTCAAGTAAACCAAGAAGAAGAAGAAATGGGTATTGATAAGAATTTTTATAATGAATCATCAGCAAAAAATCTTGGCTGGGATCCGTCATGGTTTGGCCAAAAGTATTTTGACGAGCAACTGGTTAGGGCTATCAAAAAGTGGCAGAAAGAGAGAAGCTTAAGTGCTGACGGACTCTGCGGTCCAGCCACATATCGAAGAATATGGACAGAGCGCCAAGCTGGCATTGATGATTTCAAACCAAGAGAGTGTCAATACTCAAACTATATTGTTTATAACGGAGAGTTTCATCCAATTAACTGGGACAAGGTTGTGTTGTGGTCGGAGAAAGGTGGCATGGCAGCTAGCAAAGGTTCTTACTATGACTACACCGGAAGACCAAAACGTGGGGTGCGTTTGTTTGTTAATCATTGGGATGTGTGCTTAAGTTCTCAAGCGTGCCACAATGTTTTAGAAAAAAGAGGGATCTCTGTACACTTTATGATCGACAACGATGGTACGATTTATCAAACACTAGACATGCAACATGGCGCATGGCACGCAGGCTCCGAAAGAGTCAACAGAGCTTCAGTCGGCGTGGAGATTTCGAATGCCTTTTATCCTAAGTATCAGGATTGGTATAAGCGCAACGGATTTGGTGAAAGACCTATGGTTTCAGGCGCAAGAGTTCATGGCGAGGAACTACAAAATTTTACTGGCTTCTATCCAAAACAGATTGAAGCATTGAAAGCACTCTGGAAAGCCATACACAATAGCGCGGGCGTAGAGCTTCAAACATTAACGAATCAGTTTGGCACAACTTCAAAATCTTATGAACAAGATGCTAAATATGGTAAATTCAACGGTATCGTAAGTCATTATCATGTTAGTAAAAACAAGATTGATTGTGCAGGCTTAGACATTAAAAAAATACTTGATGAATTATAGCTACGACAACGTTGTTGTTGGTAGTTGTCTTGACGCAGTATTATATGCTTTTGTGCATAGATACCCAATACTCTACACAACGCACGATAAACCATTTAGGTTTGATTACTTACAACAAAATATTGAACTGTCCTGCTTAAAATTGGATAATAGATTGTCAATTATTAAAACAGACAGTATTGATGTTGCTGTTGGTGCGCCAAAATTACACCTCTGGGAGAGGCTTCTTTTTTTGTTGTCGTTGGACTCTAAAGTGCCGCTCTCTAATCTTTGCAACACAATACGCAGAAAAGATAATAGAATTGTATGCTCTAACGAATATTCAAAGATAGCTGAAATAGAATTTAATACCTGTCACTTTTTCTTTGATCCTAATGCTAATAACTTTGTTAGTGAAAAAACACTTGCTTCAGACAAATATATATGCTATGATTGGATAGCAATCAATAGAGGTGGTAAACAAGAAATCGACCTTATCGAAACTGGTGATGATTTTGCCAAAGAAATGTGGTTTTATCCGTCAGATAGAATTGATGGCAATACACCGATCAAGGATGCTTGTGTTATTTCTTTATTGAGCGACGAACAGATTTTAGATTTTAACTATTCAGAGACAATGGCAAGATTTAAACTCTTACATAAAATGGAATCTTTAGGATTAAAAGGACCCTCAAATGGATACGGACCAAATGGAAAACTCAAATATTACAAGATTAGAGCTACTAGCACAAATCGCACAATCCGCAAGTTCGAACATAGGCTCACACCAAAAGCCAGCAATGTTAAAGTTGAAAAAATTGTCAAAGAGGATTATTACTCACGCCTACCACAGGCTTGCATGGGATACAATAGATTTTTGAGGCATTTATGAGTCATTTGGCTGGCATCATTCCAATCGCCAACTTGAAAACAGATATAAAACTACCGTTCCCCACTGCACTTATGCCAATAGATAACGGATTTACTGCAATTCAAAAATCTGTTTATGAATGTTCGCTGGCAGGGTGCAAGACTATCTGGATTGTGGCCAATCAAGATATGGCACCTTTGATTAGAAAAGTGGTGGGCGAGTGGGTTTATGATCCAGTATATTATCATCGTGTTGCTTTTGGTGACGGGGAAGAAACTAGAAGAGAGATACCGATTTATTACACTGCATTAAATCCTAAAAATATTGACCGACGAGACTCGTATGGGTGGTCGGTGTTATCCGGTATTTATAGCTCTTGGAGGGTGGCTAACCAGATATCGAAATGGATAGTACCGAACAAGTATTTTGTTTCGTTTCCAACGTCCTTGTATGACGTTGAGTTGCTTAGAAAATTTAGAAAGGACATATCGGATTCTTCAAAAAATTTCTCCTTACAATGGCAAAATAAGACCATTAAAGATGGGGTTCCGCTCCCGTTTACGATGTTTGGAAAGGACTACATTAATTGCAGAAGAGATGTCAACGAGAGAACCACAAAAGAATATCTAGCACCACTACCCGGCGAACAGTATCCATCGGAAAAGTTGCCCATAGAAGAGCGTTGGTCTGCCAGAAGTTTTACCTTATCACAGGTGTTTGAGAAACTAAAAATTGATAACCAAAACACGCACTCGCTCGACTGGTTTGTTGATTGTAGGGACTGGGACTCTTACACAAACTATTTAAGCAATTACACCATAAAAAAACCACATGATGTGTTGACAAAGACACATACACATGTTAATATACCATATACACTTCAGGAGGGCACTAATGAATCGGACTGATTCTAAAATTAAATTTGTTGGACTGCACGCACACTCTGTGGCGGGCTCTATCTTTGACGCTATTGGATATCCACAGGATCATATGGACTTTGCATATGAAAACGGTTGTGATGCTTTAGCATTAACAGACCATGGCAACATGAACGGACTAGCTTATCAAGTCTTGCATGCTAAAAAGATGCAAGCTGAAGGCAAGGACTTCAAGCCTATCTTTGGCTGTGAGGCATATTTCACGCCATCTATTGAAGAGTGGCACGATGCTTATAATCAGGCAATGGAAGACAAAAAGAAGGCACGCGCGATCAAGAAGGACGCACAGTCAGGCGCAACCGTAGAGGATGAAGGTGACAGCAAAAAGATTCAGGGTATTCTGAAACGTCGCCGACACCTTGTATTGTTGGCACAGAACCAGACTGGGCTGAACAATCTATTTAAGTTGGTATCTGAGTCATACCAGCCGGAGAACTTTTATCGCTATCCACGTATCGACTACGCATTGCTCAAGAAGTATAACGAGGGCATCATTGCTTCTTCTGCTTGTCTTGGTGGGGTTTACGCCGGCAACTACTGGGAAAACCGAGAGGAAGGTGATGAAGCTGTGCTTGGCGCAATGCGTGAGTCAACCCGTCGTATGGTGGATATTTTCGGCGATCGCTGGTATGCCGAGATACAATGGAATAATATTAAAGAGCAGCACGAACTCAACAAGTATGTAATTCAAGTTGCTAAAGAATTTGGCGTTGAACTTTTAACAACAGCCGACAGCCACTACCCTAATCCTGACGCTTGGAAAGACCGTGAACTTTATAAGCGTCTTGGCTGGCTTGGTAAAGGCACACCTTCCTGGGCGGAAGGCGAGTCAGAGTTGCCTGATGGTGTTGAAGAGATTGGATATGAGCTATACCCGAAGAACGGCGATCAGATGTGGAAAAGCTACAAGGAGTATTCGGATTCCATGGGATTTGAGTATAACGATGATGTGATTCTAAAGAGTATTGAAGAATCACACAGGATTGCTTTTGAACGGATTGAGTCCTTTCTACCTGACAACACAGTTCGCCTTCCAGAGTTTGTTGTGCCAGCCGGATTTACGGCAACTCAAGCGCTTGTTAATTATGCACTTGAGGGTCTAAAGGACAAAGGGTTACATAAAAATAAAGAATATATTAATCGTTTACGTCATGAACTAAATGTAATCGATGATCGAGGCTTCTCAAAATACTTCCTTACAATGAAATCCATTGTTGATGTAGCAACAGGCATGATGCTAACAGGACCTGGCAGAGGCTCTGCGGCTGGCTCGCTGGTTGCTTACGCTCTAAACATCACACAGGTAGATCCAATCAAGTATGATTTGCTGTTTTCTCGCTTCCTTCGCTCAGACGCCACAGACTATCCAGATATTGATTATGATGTATCCGATAGCATGGCTCTAAAAGAAAAGCTTGTTGATATGTGGGGTCACGATTGTGTTGCGCCAATTTCCAATTGGAACACGCTACAACTTAAGTCCTTGATCAAAGATATCTCAAAGTTGTATAATATCCCGTTTACAGAAGTAAACACAGTTACATCAATCATGATTCGTGAGGCAACACCGGAGGCTAAGCGTAAGCATGGCATTAAGGCTGGCGTTTACACACCGACATGGGAAGAGGTGATGGAGTTTTCTCCAACTTTGAGTGCCTATCTTAACAAGTATCCCGCAGTAAAGACACACGTTGAGGGTCTCGTTGGCCAAGTTCGTTCTTGCTCAAGGCATGCGGGCGGTGTTGTTATTGCTGAAAATCTAGACGCTAACATGCCACTTATTAATTCAGGTGGTGTTCGCCAAGCACCATGGGCAGAGGGTCAGAACGTTCGACATCTTGAGCCTATGGGCTTCATTAAGTTTGACTTGCTTGGCTTGTCGACTTTGAAGATGATGGAGGGTGCAATTTATCATATCCTTAAGAGGCACCATGGTGTGAGTGAACCTACATTCGAACAGATTCGAGACTATTACGAGAAAAATCTACACCCTGATGTGATAGATATGAACGACACATCGGTCTACGAGAATGTTTTTCATGCTGGCAAATGGGCAGGCATCTTTCAGTTTACTGAGAGCGGAGCACAGCAATTCTGCACTCGGGTGAAGCCAAACAACATCATTGATGTTTCTGCTATCACGTCTATTTTTAGACCTGGACCCTTATCGGCAGGTGTTGATGCAGACTACGTAGAAGCTAAGAGCCACCCACAGCGGATTAAGTATCTGTCCGAGGAAGCTCGCGAACTTACAGAGGAAACTTATGGGTTCCTTATCTTCCAAGAACAGATTGCGCTGCTCGCTCACAAGCTTGGGGCTCTGACTTTGGATGAAGGTAATATGTTGCGTAAGG